GGGTGCGGGAGCGGATGGCTTGGGGCGAAAAAGACCACGAGGATGACGATGAGTAGCGCCGCCGACATCAAGAGGCTGAACGCCGTACTTGCCAAGGTGCTGGACGGCATGAAGCCCCCGGAGGATGTGACCGTTACCGAGTGGGCTGAAAAGCACCGCAATCTGTCCAGTGAATCCAGCGCCGAGGTCGGCACATGGCGCACGAGCCGCACCCCATACCTGCGAGAACCGATGAACGCCTTTTGCGACCCGAAAATCCACCACCTTGTGATGGTGGCCGCCTCGCAGGTCGGCAAGTCCGAACTGATGAACAACTGTATAGGCTACATCATCGACTGTGACCCCGGCAGCATCCTGTTTATCCAGCCCACGACTGTGGATGCCAAGGAGTATAGCAAGCTGCGCATTGCCCCCATGATACGCGACTGCCCGACACTGCGGCGGCGAGTGGCTGACCCCAAGAGCCGCGACAGCTCCAACACGATTTTGCAAAAAAGTTACCCCGGCGGCATCCTGACGATGTGCGGGTCTACCGAGGCCCACGCGCTGGCATCGAAGCCTATACGGTATGTGTTCGGTGACGAACGAGACCGCTGGGCGGCCAGCGCAGGCATCGAAGGTGACCCGTGGGGGCTGGCTATGGCCCGACAGACCACATTCTACAATGCCAAGGCTGTTGAGGTTTCGACCCCCACCGTCAAGGGCTCCAGCGTTATCGCAAAAAGCTATGCCAAAGGCACTATGGAGCGCTGGATGAGCCGCTGCCCGCATTGCAGGGAGTACCACGAAATCCAGTGGGAAGATCTGCGCTATGAATCCGAAACCGGTATCGTGAACAATGAGAAAACCTACAAGGTCGGAAATGTCTGGTATGTCTGCCCCGGATGCGGGTGCATCAGTGATGAATACACCATGAAACGCGCTCCGGCCAAGTGGGTTGCGGACAACCCTGCCGCCTACGACAACGGCATCCGCAGCTTTTGGCTGAATGCCTTTGTGAGCCAGTGGGCCACATGGAAGTCTATCGTGCTGAAATTTCTTGAAGCCATTGGCGATACAGCCAAGATGCAGGTCGTGTACAACACCTGTTTTGGCAAGCTGTGGGAAAACAGAGGAGACATACAGGACGAGGATACGCTGCTGGGCCGCCGTGAGGAATACGAGGCCGAGCTGCCCGATGGTGTGCTTGTACTGACTGCCGGCATTGACACACAGGATGACCGTATGGAGTACGAAATCAAAGGCCACGGCCACTTCAACGAGACATGGGGCATCGAAAAAGGCATTGTGATGGGGCGACCCGATGACGATGCCACGTGGGAGCAGTTGGACAATCTGGTCTTTAACCGCTATTTTCAGTTCAAAGACGGAATCAAGCTGCGCGTTTCAATGTCCTTCGTTGATGAAGGCGGCCACTTCACCCAAGAGGTGCGCCAGCGCTGCCGGGAACGTATAGGCCGCAAGGTGTTCTGCATCAAAGGCTTTGCAGGCCCGGACAGGCCCTACACCGGGCCGCCCAAGCAGGTTAAAATCGTGGTGAACGGCACCCATGTGGGCACCTGCTGGCAGTACCAGATCGGCGTTGATGCCGGAAAGCAAATCATTATGGATAATCTGCGAGTCGGCACGGTTGGGCCGAAATACTGCCACTTCCCGAAGCGGGATGACTACGGCATCGGCTATTTCAACGGTCTGCTGTCGGAGCATCTTGTGTACAAAAAAGACAAGCGCCAGCCATGGCAATGGGAGAAAATTCCCGGCCACGAGCGAAACGAGGCGCTGGACTGCTGCAACTATGCAATGGCGGCCTTCAAGGCGCTGCCGTGCGACCTTGACGGCATTGACCGGGCACTGAAACGCGCCCGCGGCGTGGCGGTTGATGCACCTGCCGCGCTGGAAGTACCGCAAACCAAAAGCCCGCAGCCGAAACGGCGCGGGCTTTCCAAATACTATGATGAATGGTGAGGGTCATTATGGACAGAACGATGATTGAAAAGCGGCTGAAATTCCACACCGAAAGGCTGGATAACCTGTATGCCGCCTACAATGCGCTGGTAAACAGCCGCGCAAAAAGCTACCGACTGGATGACCGCGAACTCACCAGATTCGACCTTGACACGCTCAGCGATGAAATTGAAGATGCCGAGCGGAAAGTTGAGGAGCTGACCGCGCTGCTGAACGGCCAGAGCGCCCGCAAGGCGTTCGGCGTGATCCCGCGCGATTGGTGACACCCTACTTTGGGTACTGGCCGCTCCCCAAGCTATAACGGCGGTCTTTACCGCGGGCGATGGTTTCTTTCACTACTCCTTTTCTTTTCCGTCTGCCCGCTTAGTTTGAAAATTACGGAGGCGATTGTACTTGAGCAACATGAGAAAGCCCAGCGCACCGCAGGCAAGCGGATACAGCAACGCCGGCGGCAGCCTTACACGGCGGGCCACGCGCAGTTTTAGGCCCGACAGCAATTCGCCGAGCCAAGATATAAACCAGAATAGCGCCACACTGCGCCAGCGCAGCCGCATGCTGTATATGAGCAGCCCCATTGCGGCAAGCGCCATCAACACGAACCGCACCAAGGTTGTGGGCACCGGCCTGACGCTGAAAACGGCCATTGACCGCGATGTGCTGGGACTGACCCCGGAAGCAGCCAAAAAGTGGCAGAGCCAGACGGAGGCCGAGTTCCGATTGTGGGCGGAGAACCGCCGCAACTGTGACGCGCTGGGCATGAACAACTTTTACGGATTGCAGCAGCTGGCCTTGAAAAGCTGGCTGATGAGCGGTGATGTGTTCGCCCTTATCAAGCGGGCGCAGCAGACCACAAAGCTGAACCCCTACACGCTGCGGCTGCATCTGGTGGAGGCTGACCGCGTCAGCACCCCGGACACCTGCGGCGATGTCATGAACCGTTGGGCAAACATCACCGAGGGCAAGAACACCAACAACGGCAACAAAATCTATGACGGCGTGGAGGTAGACGGCAGCGGCCTTGCCGTGGCCTACTGGGTGCGCAACACCTACCCCCGCGAGATTTCGCAGGAGCAGACCAAGTGGCAACGCATTGAGGCCGTGGGCAGGCAGACCGGCCTGCCGAACATCCTGCACATCATGGACAGCGAACGCCCGGACCAGTACCGCGGAGTGCCGTATCTGGCCCCGGTCATTGAAATGCTGCTCCAGCTGCGGCGCTACACGGAATCCGAATTGATGGCCGCACTGGTGCAGAGCTTCTTTACCGCGTGGATCGTGACCGACACCGACAAGACCGCTATCCCCACCAATGAGGTGGGCGGCGGCGATATTGCCGGTGTGCCTGTTGAGAACCCCGACACCGACAACATCAGCCACAGCGACAATGAGTACGAGATGGGGCCCGGTCAGGTTTATCACCTCGGCCCGGACGAGGATATCAAGTTTGGAAGCCCCAATGTACCGACAGCCGGGTTTGATACATTCGTAAAAACCATGTGCAAGATGGTGGGCAGCGGCCTTGAACAGCCCTACGAGGTGCTGCTGAAAGAGTTCAACAGCAATTATTCCGCCAGCCGCGGCGCCCTGCTGGAAGCGTGGGAGGCGTACAAGATGCGCCGGGTCTGGCTGGTGGACGGCTTTTGCCAGCCAGTGTATGAACTCTGGTTGGCCGAGGCCGTAGCCCGTGGGCGTATCAAAGCGCCGGGCTTTTTTGATGACCCGTTGCTCCGCGCTGCATGGTGCGGGGCGCGGTGGATCGGCCCTGTGCAGGGTACGCTTGACCCCAAAAAAGAGGTCGAAGCTGCTATCCTGCAAGTACATCACGGTTTCCGTACCCATGAGCAGGTTGCCCGCGAACTGGGCGGCGGTGACTGGGAGGAAAATGTTGAGCAGTTGAAGCGTGAGAATGAAATGCTGAAAGCTGCCGGCGTAGAAAAAGTGGAAGAAACCACCAAAAGCATGATTGAAGGAGGAGACGAAGATGGCGAAGGCCAGCAAAATCCCGGTGGCGGTGATGAATAACCTGCCCGCCGCCGTGAGCATCCAGCGCCCGTGCTACGCTATGGCAACCACGGACGGCCAGAGCGCCGATATTACCATGTACGGCGAGATTGTCGAGGAACAGCCCGTGGACTGGGGGACGGGTGAACCCATCCCCGGCCAGTACATCATTGAGAGCGAATTTCTGGACGATCTGAACAGAATTTCCGGGTGCGACAATATTACCATCCACATGGACAGCTTGGGCGGCAATGCCGGGGTATCTATCCTAGTCCACAACAAGCTGCGGGATTTGGCTGCCAAAGGTGCAAAGCTGACCTGCATTGTGGATGGTGTTGCCATGAGCGGCGGCAGCCTTATCATGTGCGCCTGCGACACGGTCAAAGTGAATCCCTCAAGCCTTGTGATGATCCACAAGTGTTGGTCGTTCATCTGGGGCGCGTACAATGCCGAGGATCTGCGCAAGGCCGCCGATGTCAACGATGCCTGGGATAAGAGCCAGGTCTCCATCTATAGGCGCAAGACCGGGCTCTCCGAGACAGTGCTGCTGCACATGATGGCAGACACTACCTACATGACCGGCAAAGAGGCCGTGGAGAAAGGCTTTGCCGATGAACTGCTGGACGATGCCGAGCCGCTGGAGATTTCCGCCAGTGCCGACAGCCAGACGATTTCCTGCAAGGGCCACGCGCTGCGGCTGATGCCCGGCGTGAAGCTGCCCGACAATATCCCTTTGGCAAAAGCGCCCGCCCCCGTGGCGCCCGCTGCTGCAAATACAAAAACGGCGGTAGAACCCGCCAACACCAACGAAGGAGGACAAACCCCTATGGCAAACGAAACCAATGGTGCCCAGACCCCCACGCCCGCCGTGGAGAACCCGCAGGCCGCAGTCGATGCCGCCGTAAGCGCTGAACGCCACCGGCTGGAAGAGATCGACCAGATCGCAGGCCTGTTCAACGCCGAGATGGTCCACGAGGCCAAGTATGGCGCAACCGCCTGTGATGCCCGTGAACTGGCGTTCCGTGCAGCGAAGCAGGCCACCCAGCAGGGCCGCGATTTCCTGACCGCGCTGGGCATTGACAACCAGCAGAGCGGCACCCAGAGCGTGAGCGCTGTACCCGGCGAAAGCGCCGAGGGCAGCCCGGAGGGCACCCCCGCCGAGCTGACCCCTGCCGAGAAGATGGCAGCAGCCCGCCAGAGCGTGAAAGCGCTTCTGCACCCCGAAACCAACAAGGAGGGCAAGAACAATGGCTGAAAAGGAACTGAGCAAGAAGCTGGGCGAGGTCGAGGTTGACGGCCTCGTGACCGCCATCGACCCGCACATCGTCATTGGTGCGGGTGTGATCCGCAAGGCATCCAGCGGCACCCTGAAGCTGACCCGTGGCACGGTGCTGGCAAAGTCTACCGGCACTGCCGGTGACAACAAGCTGGTCGTGCTGGGCACCGCCGCCAGCGGTGATACCGAGACGCTGACCGCCAACTGCATCCTGTGCGATGATGTGGAGGTCGGCACCGCCGCAGATGCCACCGTGGCCGTGTATTTGGCTGGCTGTTTCAATCCCGACAAGCTGACGATGGCCTCCAGCTACACCATGAAAGAGGCCGACAAGGATGCCCTGCGCGATGCGGGCATTGTCTTTAAGGCTGCATCGCCGATGTAAAGGAGGACACAACAATGCCTGCAATTTCTTTGAATATGCTGGAAACCTACACCCTGATGGCTATTGGTGAGGAGATCGTACCCCGCGCCAATTTCTTCCGTGACCGCTATTTCCCGACCGATGCCGGTGACCTGTTTGCCAGCGACAAGGTTCTGACCGAGTACCGCAAGGGCGACCGCAAGATGGCCTCTTTCGTGTCCCCGCGCGTTGGTGATATCCCGATGGACCGCCGCGGCTACGAAATCCACGAGTACCAGCCCGCATTCATCGCGCCCAGCCGCCCGCTGACCGCCGATGAACTGAACAAGCGCGGCTTCGGTGAAGCACTGTACAGCCAGAGTACCCAGGCCCAGCGCGCTGCTCGTCTGTTGCAGGATGACTTGCGCGACATGGATCTGCGCATTGAGCGCCGCGAGGAGTGGATGTGCGCTAAGACCATGATCGACAACGGCTGCACGATGCAGGAGTATCTGGATGACAAGACCAAGGGCGATACCCTGATCGTGAAGTTCTACGATACCGCCACCGAACACAAGTACACACCCGCCAAGAAGTGGAACGCCGCCGGTGCTACCTACGCCGACTTCAAGAATGATGTCATCGCTGCCTGCCGTCTGCTGACCCGCCGCGGTCTGCCCGCTGAGGATATGCTGATTGGTGCTGATGTGAACAGCTGGCTCCAGTCCAATGCCGAGTTCCAGAAGCTGCTGGACCGCAACAGTGGCATCCTCACCGGCACGGTGAACGAGCAGCTGACCCGCTATCCCGGCGTGACCTATATCGGGCGCTTCAACTTCGGCGGACACAATCTGGATCTGTTCTGTGTGGACGAGGAGTACGAGGACGAGAACGGCCAGAGTGCCAAGTTCTTCCCTGCAACCAGCGTGGAGATCACCGCCCCCAGCTGCGGCCATCTGATGTACGGCCAGATTACCCAGATGGACTACGGCCAGACCGACTTTACCTCCTATGTGGCAAAGCGCGTTCCCAAACTGATCGTGGACCAGCCGAACGACCTGCGTAAGCTGCGCTATGCCTGCCGCCCGCTGGCCGCCCCGAAGAACTACACCCCGTGGATTTACCTTGAGAGCGTCATCGACTAAGCCGGAAGGAGTACGCCATGAAAGTGAGAATCATCTGCGGCAGCTACGGTTACCGCACCAAGTACGGCGTGAAGCCTGTAATGCTGGGCGAAACCTGCGAGGTTGACGGCATGGAGGCGGGCCGCCTGGTAGGGCTGGGTGTTGCCGAAATCGTGGACGCGCCCGCCGCGCCGTTTGCCGCCGTCCCTGCGTCGTCTGCCGCCGAGCAGGAATATAACGACACCCCTGCCGAGAAAAGCGCCGCAGAGAAGCCCGCAGCCGCCCATCTGGTGCCCGAAGACCTTGCCGACATGACCGTTGCCAATCTGAAGAAGATGGCCGCCGACATGGGCATTGACACCAAGGCGCTGAAGACTAAGGATGCGCTGATTCAGGCGATCTGCGCCGAGGAGGTTTACCCCGGCGAGCCTATGGACGGCCCCGATCTGGGCGCTGAAGCGCCCGTGGTGTGAGCGGGTTCCGTGACGCTGTGCAGGATGACCTGCATGGCGTTTTTTTGAACCTTGACGAGTTTGCCGAGCGTCATACGGTCATTTATGACGGCGAAACCTACGAGGATATCCCGGTAGTTATCACCGGGCTGCATGAAAAGGACCGCCGCCAGCTGCAAAGCGACCATGCGCAGGGGCTGTACCTTGTGAGCCGCGTTATGCACTGCGCACTTGATGATCTGGGCGGAAATCAACCCGAAAAAGGCTGCCGTATCCGCATCAACGAGCGCGAGAGCGGCAGCTTTTTCCATGATTACTATGTGGCATCGTCCATCTGCGAGATGGGGATGCTGCGCGTGGAACTGGAGGATGTGGACGAATGAGCGTTTCTACCGCGTCCAACGGCGCTATCAACATCTACCTTACAGGCGGTGCATTGGACAGGGCCGAGAAGATGCTGGCGGGTATACCCGGCGGCACAGAAAAGGCCGTGAAAAGCGCCATGAGCCGTGCCGTAAGTAGTGTGCGCAGCAATGCTGTAAAGGAAATTCGCAAGGAATACGACATCGGTGCCGCTGCCGTTCGCAGTAACCAGAACATCAAGAGCCGCTACACCTACGCGGGCGGGAACGTGACCGCCACCGTTTTATTTGCAGGGCACAAAATTCCCTTGTACCGCTACAACGGCACCAGCCCGAAGATGCCGACGGTGGACAAAGGCAAAACGGTCATTGCCATCATCAACGGCAAGCATGTTCCTGTTCATCCCGGCGTGGCCGCCAGCGGCCACCAAAAGACGGACACCTCCGTCACGAAGTTCGACAATGCCTTTATCGCACGGATGAAATCCGGCCATGTTGGCATTTTTGAACGCACTGGGGGCCAGATGGCAGGCGGCGGCGATGCAATCCACGAGTTGATGGGCTCATCTGTGCCCACGATGGTGGGCAATGAAGCCGTGCGCGAGGAATTAACCCGCGCCGCGTGGAAGAAATTCGATGAACGCCTTGACCATGAGATCATGGCGCTGATGAACGGCTGGAGGTGATGTAAATGACTACGCTGATTCTGCTGGACAGGCTGACAGACTTTACCCGCGATGCGGTGAAGGATCTGCTGCTGCCCGTGCGCCAGCAGGAAAACGATGCCGAAGCCCTCGCCATGCGGGCGGCGGAGGTGTACAAAATGCGGCTGCCCGATTCCGGCAGCGCCAAGAAGAAAGCGCCGTACATCATCCACCAGGTCGTTACCACAAACGACCTGCAGCCCGTGGGCGAACAAATCCACGCCACAGCCAAGTTGCGCACGGTGTTCTGTGTGTACAGCCCCGATGAGGAAGAAGGCTCGCTGATGCTTTTGAACCTTATGGAGCGGCTGCGCATTGCGCTGCTGAAGCAGGTCGTCATAGGCCACCAGTTTACGCTTGACACCACGGCGGGGCTGGAACGGCTGATGTATCTTGATGACACAGCGCCCTACTACATCGGAGAGATGGCGACAGAATGGATACTGCCGCCTGTCCAGAGGGAGGTAAGCCCATGGGAACCGAACCCCAGACCATGACCGTTGAGGATGCGTTCTGCGTCTATCTTGGCCCGACCATTGTGGGGGTCATCCAGTACGGAACCATCTACATGGGCAGCAAGGAGCAGGCTTTGAAAACCGCCGCTGCTGCCATTGAGAAGTACCCGTTGATAGCGCGGCTGATTGTGACGAGCAAGACGCTTGCCCAAGACCGCATCAAAATCAAAACACCGGGCAATCTGCTGTACGAAACACGGCGGCAGCTGACCCGGAAATTTTAAGGAGGAAAACCTATGCCTACGAAACATGGTGTGTATACCACGCAGGCCGCTACCGGCGTGAGCACCCCGTCCGTTGCTGACAGCGGCATCCCGTTTGTTGTCGGCGCGGCCCCGGTGCAGTCTGCTGACAATTATTCTGCCGCAGCGCTGGGCCTGCCCGTGCTTTGCACCAGCTTTGCCGAAGCGAAAGCGGCGCTGGGGTACAGTGACGATTTTGCCAGCTATGACTTGTGCGAAGTGATGTACACCCACTTCCAGCTGTTCGGCTGCCAGCCCGTCATCCTGTGCAATATGCTGAACCCCGCCACGATGAAAGCAACTGTGACTGCTGCCGACATCAACCTGACCGACCACAAAGCGCTGCTGCCCATTGATGCCATCAATGATGCTTCGCTGGTCGTAAAGCCCAGCACCAGCGGCAGCGCACTGACCAAGGGCACCGACTACGAGGCCTACTACAGCGGGGAGAACCTTGTCGTTGAGGCCATCGAGGGCGGCAGCGCCTATTCTGCCTCCAAGCTGAACATCGCCTACAACAAAGTGGACACCAGCAAGGTCACCAAGACCGTTGTTGCCGGTGGCTTTGCTGCGGTTGACAGCTGCATGAGCACCGTGGGCATCGTGCCCGACCTGCTGCTTGCCCCGAAGTACAGCAGCGAGAGCGAGGTTGCCGCCGTGATGGCAACCAAGGCGGGCGGCATCAACGGTATGTTCGGCGCTAAGGCGCTGGTCGATCTGGATACCGCCACCGCGAACAGCTACACCGCCGCTGTGTCCGCCAAGGCCGACAAGGGCATGACCGATGCCAACGAGATCGTGTGCTGGCCTATGGCTACGCTCGGTGACCGCAAGCTGCACATGAGCTGCATTGTGGCTGGCCGCATGGCCGCCACCGACACCGACAATGCCGGTGTGCCCTATGAGAGCCCGTCCAATAAGGACGCGAAAATCGACGGCCTGTGCCTTGCCGATGGTACCGCCGTGGTGCTGACCTTTGAGCAGGCCAACGCACTGAACGGCGGCGGCATCGTGACTGCGCTTAACTTCATGGGCGCGTGGAAGGTCTGGGGCAACTACACCGGATGCTATCCGTCCAGCACCGACCCCAAGGACATGTTCATTCCGTGCGGGCGTATGTTCGCCTATGTGCAGAACACCATCATCCGCACCTGCTGGCAGTTCCTTGACAAGCCCATGAACCGCCGCCTGCTGGATACCATCACCGACACGGTGAATATCTGGCTAAACGGCCTTGTGGGCAGCGGCTACCTGCTGGGCGCCCGCGTGGAGATCCGTGAGGACGAGAATCCCGTGACCCAGCTGATGGCGGGCATCATCAAGATTCATGTCTACATGACCCCGGCCAGTCCGGCACAGGAAATCGACTTCGTTCTGGAGTATGATTCCAGCTATGTGACCAGCGCTCTGGCCGCGTAAAGGAGGAATAAACAATGCCGAGAGTAGATCAGTCTACCATCAACTGGGCCGTCTATGAGGACAACACCGAGTACGCCGGCATGGCACAGGCCACGCTGCCGAACCTTACCGCGCTGACCCAGAGCATCAGCGGTGCGGGCATCGCGGGCAATGTCGATGCAGTCATTCTGGGCCACTTTGATGCCATGAGCATGACGCTGAACTACCGCACCATGACCGAGCAGGCTGTACGCCTGAGCGAGCCCCGCCGCCACAACATCGACCTGCGCTATGCTGTGCAGGATGAAGACCCTGTTGCGGCTGCTGTGCAGATTCGCGCCATCAAGCATATTCTGGTGGTTATCCCCAAGACGCACACCCCCGGTACTGTTGCCCCGGCTACCCCGGAGAACGGTACCGGCGAGTTCGCCGTGCGTTACTGGGCCACCTATATCGACGGCAAGAAAGTCCGCGAGATCGACCCGCTGAACTTTATCTGCCTGATCGATGGCACCGACTACCTGGCCGATGTCCGCAAGGCCCTGGGCAAGTAATTTGCCCGGCAAAATCCGCTGACCCTGCCTGTAGTTGCGTGACAGATGGCTCACACATTTATGACAACACCCCATGCTGGTCAGCAAATTACAGGCAAGTTAGATATGCCCGGAGAGAAGCCCTCTCCGGGCATTTTTTTGAAGAATGAAAGGAGTTTGGCAAATGAGCGCCATTGACAACAAGCAGCTGAAAGCTGCACAGGCCGAGGCGGCAACCGCCACCGATACTTATACCCATGTGTTCAAGAAACCGTTCACCTATGAGGACAAGACCTACGAACAGCTGACGCTTGATTTCGGCAGCTTGACGGGGCGCGACTTCATGGCGATTGACCGTGAGGTGCGCGAGCGCGAAGGGCGTGTGCCCATTGTGCCGGTGTACGACACCAGTTTCCTGATGCGCATGGTCTGCCGCGCCAGCAAGGAGAAAATCGACTATGACACGATTGTTGCTGCACCGTTTGCAGAGTTCAACGCGATCCGCGATAAGGCGCGCAGTTTTTTGCTGCGCACGGAGATGTAATAGACCGGGACTGCCTGTGGCTGCGTAAGCAGTGCATGATGCTGGCCCGGAACTGTTGCACCCCCGTGGATTACTGGCTGTCAATGACACTGGCCGAGTTGCAGGTCTGGATTGATGCCAACAACGGCCTGTTTGACAAGGACAATGCCAAACAATAACCCATAAAGGAGGCTGCCGTGGCAAGCCGTAAAGAATACGAAATGCTATTCCAGTTGGATGCAAAGCTCGGCAGCAGCTATACATCCACATTTTCCAAAGCAAAGAGCGGTCCCAGCGAACTGCAAAAGGAAATCCGCAGTTTGCAGAGTGTGCAGGCTGACATATCGGCCTACACCAAACAGCAGGCCGCCGTTGAAAAGACCCAAGCCAAGCTGGACAATCTGAACAAGCAGTACCAGTTGCTACAGCAGGAAATCAAGGAGACCAGCGGCCCGACCACTTCCCTTGAACGCGAGAGCGCCAAGCTGGAGCAGCGCATTGGTGATACGAGTAATGCACTGGCTACTCAAAAAGAGCGCCTGTCTCAAACTGCTGCATCGCTTTCTGCAGCTGGAATTAGCACAGAGCGTCTTGGAGAGGCCAACGCAGATCTATCCGACAGACTTAGCTATTTACGAACCAAGCAAATAGCTGCCACCAAAAGCGCAGAAGAATTCGGAAGTGTTGGGGTTTCTTCGATTGAATCCGTTGCACAGGCATATGCCTCCACAAAAATTTATGATGCCCTTGGCAAAATCAAGGATGCATATATAGCTGCCGGAGAAGCCTCTATTGAGTACGAGAGCGATGTTACCGGTGTGTATAAGACTGTAGATGGAACGGATGCGCAGCTTGCCGCTATAGACGATGCCATAAAAGATATGGCTACAGACATACCTGCTACTACAAAGGAGATTGCCGGGGTCGCTGAGTCCGCCGGGCAGCTCGGCATAGCCACGCAGGATGTTATGGATTTTAGTCGGGTGATGATCGACCTAGGCGAATCTACAAACCTTTCTGCAGAGCAGGCGGCGACGTCACTGGCAAAATTTTCGAATATAACCGGTACCCTTCCCGAAAACTATTCCAGGCTTGGATCGG